AAGTGATCCCAGTGCGTTTGTTTCAAATGCCGAGTAGATCGCATCTACATTAGTTAGATACACCTGATCGGTGCCGGTTTCATGCTGCCAAAGAGTATAATTTGCACCGGTGGTATTAACAGTATTTCCGGCCCATACCGGGAATCTAAAAACTTCAGAAAATGCCCCGGCGGATCTTTGCGCACCTAGTGCTTGCCCGGTGTCATACCAGGTTTGTTCGCGCACATTGTAGATAATCGCGTCGGTACACTCGGTGGCGTTACCCTTTGGATAAAACCACCATATCTCGCCCCATCGCGGTACTTTACTGGCCCATACTTTCTGGCGTTGGTTATAATTTAAATTATCGAAAAAATAATTTAAATTGGTGTCGTTTGGTATTTCCTGCATTACCCCGTTGTACATTAAAAATCTATCTGTCCCGCACCAGTAATAAATACCGTCGTACTCGATCACGCTATTCGAGGATAAAATAGAACTTTGCTGGCTAACCAGATCATACCGCCAATAAAAAGTGGCGCTAGATGTTCCTGTTGTCGTTACGGTCGGGGTGTAAGATACTCGAATTAATGAGTCTAACGACCAAAATAAACCCGATGGTGATGTAGTCCCACCGCGTACCGGCAAGCCCTTAACAATTTTACTTGACGCTACGTTATTGTAATTTGAGTCCGCGCTAGTCCAGTTATTAAAATCACCCGCGGCACAATTTTGAATTAGGCCATTGTTCCCGTACACAAACAGGTACGGGTACAGCATACACACGCCCCCGGAAACGGTAATATTGTTATCCAGTGTTAAATTCTGCGGGGTATAAACAGTAAATGTCGCGCCGGTTGTTGTCCCCGCGGCAGTTGTAATAGGTGACCCGCCAAGCGATAACGATAATTGGAATGTCGTAGTCCCATTGGTGGCGATAACGTAATAGGTTCCTATACCTATCCCGTTTTCGGTACCGGTATCCGTACCCGTAACAGAAACCACCTGGTTAAGGACGATGGTAGACGCGGTGCAGGAACATTGCCCCGCGGTTCCTGTGACAGTAACTCCGGCCAGCGCAATAGCATTCGCCCCGGTAGTTGCCGGCAGCGACAAGTACACAACGGTGCCTAGCACCGATAGAATAGTTGTTCCTGCTTGGATACCCGATCCGGCGACAGTAAGACCCGCACCAACGGCGCCATAGGCGCTCACCAGGGTCATTATGTTACTTCCGGATACAACACCAGCGGGTACTGTAAAAACTCCAACAGGGGCCAATGTAGTACCTGTAAATGGGCCGAATAGTGGTCGCGTATTGGTAGTGCTACTGACAAAAGTCAAGTTCCTGCCGGGGTGCGCGATTAATTGATTTGCCCCACCACCGGTGGAATCAAAGCCAATATCGAATTGCCATAAATTATTAGCATTAGCGGACCAATAACTAGATGACGGCATTGTAAATTGTGTAGAACCAGATCCGCTACCCCCGGTGGTTAAAGTAAGCCACTCCTCCACCCCATCAGCGTAACCGGATACCACATAGTTGGTTCCATTGCTGGCACTCATAATCATGCCCCTGGACAGATTGGCATTTAAAAATGCACCGACATACCCGCCCATTTTACGGGGTAATCCACGTTGAAATCGCATCCATTCACCATCGATGTATCGTTGGGAAGCAAACAAAGTACCGTCTCGCTGGATACCCGGTTTAATAACTAGGGGAATAACCTTATCGGTCATTAAAATGTACCCCCGGAGATTCCGCCGGGTACAATTATTCCGGGGGTTCCTGTTTGAAAAGTAGCGACGTTAGCACCATTCGAGGATATTCCCAGATTACTCCCTGCCGCCAGATATAAACCGGTACCGGTGCCACTGATAAAAGCCAGAGAAGGGGTCGCTGCTGCGCCCGCAGCTAGTTGGATAGTCGTTAGTGAACCCGATCCGGTAGTAGCGTTGTAGACGTTATAGCCATCGCTTACCAAGATATTCGTATTGCCGTTGGCTATCGTTGCGGCAGCATAAGTACCGGTGACTGTTTGAAAATTCAAAGAGTAACCCGTAGCATTAGTTATGGCGTATATCTGCACGGTGGACGGTACGATAACCACTGCGGCGCTAGTTAATGCCGTCGTATATTTTTGCACCGTACTAGCCGCCACCGCGGTACTTAAGGTGTACGGCGTAGCGGTAATATTTACAATCTGCAAGGTATAGGCAAAGGTATTAGATCGACCGTACCCAAAGCTGCTAAAACCGACCGAACCAGATGTTAAATTCGATACCAGAACCAAAGATTCACCAATTTGCAGCGATGTAGTATCGATGACATCGCCAGAACTTGTGGCCGGTGCGATAGTTAAAATGCCGGTACCATTATTTCTTATCATGCAAAACCAACCGGGCACCAGGGTATTTGCTGCGGGCATTGTTAATGTCCCAGCGCCACCTGTCCATACGTAAAAAGATGCTTGCCCGGTAGACAATATAGAGTAGTTAGAAAATACAGAGCTTAATGGGTAATTTTGATTTAATGTTACACCCTCGGCGATTACGCCAAACCCGGCCAGCTGCCCCGCATTAGCCACGGATGTACCGGCGCCAAGAGTTACGGCGGACCAGACACCATCAATGGTAGAGTTATTCGTCAGGAAAATAAATTGCGCTACGCCAGATATTACCGAAACAACTTGAGTATTCGCGGCATTGGTTGTAACGGTAAAAGTGATAGACCCGGTATTACGGATAACTATTTGTTGGCCGACAGATACTTGCGTAGCCGGCGGTAATATAATTTGAAGATTAGCTACGGTAGCGGTTACGTCCAAGATACCGGCAGCAGGAATCGTATCGTTGCCGTTAATCGGCCACTCTAGCGTCGTATTCACAGTTATGGTTAGCGCTTCATAGCCGACTTGCGCCGGTTCAATGGTGGCACCGGAAAACGGGTTTAAATAGGTTGTCATGTTTAACTATCCTCTGCTACTGTTTGACGATCACCAATGCGTAATTCATCTTCAGTCTTAAGCGCGGTAATTGCTTCAGAATATTTTTGTTGAAATATTTGACGTTGATCGTTTTTTAAAAACGGCATTGCTTGAAGCAACGTTCCGTACAACATTGCATTAGGCGCGTATTGCGTCAGCCAATTTGTTTGATTGCTGCTAGATAAGGGCGCGATACGCTCGTAGAATAGCGCGGTCAATGCATACGGCTGGTCTGGTGTTGGCGCAATCTGCCAATGCTCGTAATCGATATCCGAATAAAAAGCAGGTGGTGCCGTGTTTGTTGTATTCGGCCAATAGTTAAATAGGTATTCCAATTTGCGCAGGAAAATTGGCTGTGTAACCCCAGCGCTATTGGTGTACGTCATCGATACCGTTTTCCGCCACCTAGCCGGTTTTGCCAAGACCGGATTACCCGCTGACATATTGGTGGTGACTACTTGCAATTGCCCCAAAGTTTTTAGCTGCTGGGCTATTTCAAATTCGCATAGCGTGATAAACGTCGGGATTTGATTGACCACCGCCGCATCTTGTCGTTCCAGATATTGCTGAACGGCAAGTGTTAGACTGTTGTACGTTAAAACAAACGAAGGAGTATTTGTCATTTAAGAGCCTCGATAACTTTATTAATTAGCGCAATACGAGCAGCCAAACCGAGTACACCACCATTAATTCTTTTTGTCATTTGGGTGTATTCTCCGGCATCTGAAAGCGCGTTTAGTCCCTTTATATCCCAAAACCAGCCGGCAGATAAAGCTGCATATTCCGGGATAAACACTTTATCCGGATACGCTACTAAATTGACGTTAATTTCCTCGCCGCAAGAATTATACGTATCATGCCCGGTTAGTTGGATAAGCCCCCGACCACGGTATTTCCACCCGTCCCCGCTGGACTCCGGGCCATTACCCATACGATTAGCGTAGACTCGATTAGCTAAATGCTCCGGTTGGCGGTCATACCAAGCGGGATTAATACTTGCATCTGAAATTAAAAAATGAGTGGGCCAGGTACGTGCAGCAGCTTGGATACTGTAATTTAAATTTTCTTGAATCACTTTAAAATTCGATGATTCATACGCGCATTGACCGATAAAGCATGCTTGTCGTTGTGGGGTATTAATCGAGTATTTGTCAAATACTGCTTGCAATGGTGTTAGCCAAGATACATCAATATCTAATTTTAATAGCTGATCGGCGGTCACAATACACGACCAATAAGTGTTTTTTTAGCCGCGATATTGGCAAAAGAATTTTGTGGAATATCGGGAATGGGCGGGTATTGTATTTGAACAGGAGGCGTAGACGTACACCCAAACAATATTAAACTGGATAGCATAATGCTGTTTTTAAAATTAGGTGTCGGCAACATAGGTGTCCTATTTTACGATAACTGATTTTAGCAACTCACCGATGTGAGGACTGCCCATAAAACATAAAGCGGCGACTAAATACAAGATATATTCTACCCTTTGCATCCTAGCCGCCGCGACCACAGCCGCGTCTTCCAATTTTTGATAACGTTCTGCACAAACAGCCTCGTGAATACTTAGTTGCTTATCCGTTCTGCGAGCCAGTACATCGATCTCAGTCATTGAAAAACCTTTAAATTACACCGATTGAATCGGTGTAGGGTTTGAGTCAATTACGACAACGGGTGCAATGTCAGCAACAATGGGCGCAACGTCAACGGCAACGGGTGCAACGTCAGCAACAATGGGCGCAACGTCAGCAACAATGGGCGCAACGTCAACGGCAACGGGCGCAACGTCAGCAACAATGGGCGCAACATCAACGGCAACGGGTGCAACGGGTGCAACGGGTGCAACGGGCGCAACGTCAGTGACAACAGTCAACGCAGGAACAGGTTCGGAGTAAGTGCTCTCTTGAACGTCCACCGCATCGGGAACAACAATCGGTCCGGCGATAGGGTCAATATCCGAATTTAAAACGATGTGCATACGTTCCAAAAATTTAAGGATCTCATCTTTTGCATCAGATTCATAGGAAACCAAACGGTCACGCAGTTCTGTTAAAATATTGCTCATAATATCCGCCTCGGAATAAGGTGCTACGTTTTGTTGAATGTCATTAAATAAGACCACGACTTCGTTAAAAGGACTTTTGCCAAGACAGGATAACATGGCATTTAATTTATCCAGCGAAATAATTACTTTTTCACTCATTTAATTCTCCAATAATTGCGGTAGATGTAATTCGATCAAAGGTTAGAAAGCCATCGCAACATAAATTCCAATCAACCCCATTCGCATCGATTGCGCTGTACGTTGCGACATTAATTTTAAAATTCTTAACTAGGTATTCTTTTTCTCCCTCAAATACCCGCCAGGCATGATCAACAGTCCCCCGGCCTGGTTGACCCCGAGACTTATTAAACCGTATTTTGTAGGTACTCATATCACCTCTGCGATAGATGTTACCACAGGGGCCACAGATGCTTGTGCTACCCCGATAGTAAAATGAATAAACCTAGCAGGTTTTTCGCTGCCGTGACGACTAAACGAATGTGGCACCCATGCGTTAGATAGCCACAAAGTACCTGGCGTTGGTTCAAAATTTAACATATTACTGGCGGGTGTAACAATGGACATATCTGATTCGATTAGCGCTGATTGTATTTTACCTGCGCGGGAGTCATAAATAATAGGTCGCATCCCATCTTTTGGCGAATCAATAAAATAGAAACCCGAGATCTGCGCACCCGCAGCATGAACATGCTGATCCATTGATGAATGTTTATGGTGCTCTTGGCACCAAAATTCTAAAAAGTATGTTTTTTTATCGGCCACGGCATAGCCCTGACTTTGCAGTACATTCCAGGCAGTCGATAAGATGTATTGTTGAAAATCGGCAAGCTCTGGGTGGTATGTCATATCCCCGGTCATACGTACCGGGTATATCGGATCAATATTAGCGTCTATTTTGTCTAAATCAATTTCTGCGGCTTTCCGAACCGTAGCAAGAAACTCGGGTTTAGGTATGCTAAAAACCTGGACAGAAAAATAAATACCTACTGATAATTGATCTTGTACATTCGACATAGTATTCCCACATTTAATACAAAGTTAGATTATGCACTATTTGTCTGCCGCCATTGTATGAATTGTTGCGTCTTTGCTTTGCGAACTACTAGACGACCCAAAATAAAAATTGATGATCGAAAGCCAGGCAGCACCAAGTGACCCGGTAAGCGAATAAAAAATAGCTTTAGTGCTATCCGGAATTGATATAAATGCCAGCATAGCCATCAAGCTAAAAAATCCGATAGTAACGAAGGAGGCCATGATAGGGACGATTAAAGACTTGGTGGCTACTTGCATACCCCGAGCAGATGATCGATCGTCTACGGCCAGCTTCTCAAAGTCTAAGCTCATTTCCTGGGCTTTGGCTTTTAACGCTATTTCGGCTTGCTGCACCGCCGCAACTTGATCACCATTTAACTTACCATCTTCTATGGTTTTTTGTATATCATCCTGCCCGGTAACACCGAGGGCCGATTCAAGCGCGGATACTGCCATTCCCGCAACAGGTGTACCTAAACACGATGCAATAGTCGGGGCCAATTTTTCTAGTGCTGCAATCCAGTCCATAATTTTCCTTTTAGTATGACGGGTACCATTTTGCACTGGTCACGTCATAAGTAAATACCAATGATTTATTTAAAACCGCAGTTGATGCAATCGCAATATTTCCGGCGGTGGTTGTTGTAAATGCCCCCGTTGGAATAACAGTTATTTGCACCGAATGCAAAATAGCTGCGGGTGCGGTAATTGTTGCAATAGCTGCGGTTCCCGATACAAAAACAATAGCCGACACGGGGGCAATAGTCGATGTCGAAGCAATCGTC